GAAATTCTGCTATTGCTGTATTAAAATTTCTAAAGGATCAAACCAGGATCGACCAATCGTCAGTATTTATTTGCAACCTTGTGTTGCTTAAGATATGTAGGACGAGTACGAAATATCAAAACGACGGTAACCGCATTAAGCGAATCCGTGCCCATTGATCGGGGAACGTAGCCGTAGGATTATTATCCTAGTATTTGTTGTATATTATTTATATTTATTATTTTAAAAACACATAAAAAGAAAATTGTATATTAGGTCGTGAACAATTATTACATGGACATTAGAGCTGTTCTATAGCCAACGCGAGGCTGGGAACCTCAAAATTTGGATGGAAAACAGAGACAATAGAATTGTATTTAGTTGTGTGGTATTGCAATGACGCCAAGAGCTCCGCATAGCCTGGGGCCTATTTTTAGGTACCCGAAATAAAGTTTAGTGTTAAGAGGCAATGGGCCCAAGGGGGGCCATAGAATTAACATTACTCCTGTAAAGAGTTCAGTATAGTAGCTTATGATTATGTTCACATGAGAGTAAGACAGGCATTGAATCAGGACCAGATAGCGTGACCTTGAAGAAATGTTGGGTTAGCGACCAACATTTGTACGTATAAACTACATTGATTATCGAGCTGTTCCAGTGTCGTAGATATAGATGTAGAACTATTTGTCATTATAGTTTGCTATATAGAGCACGGGTATGGATGAATCTTAAGCCACCATTTAAATCCCCAGACTTTCCGCCGAACGTCTCAAAACATAGTTAACCGCATTCTTTAAACAACACCATTTTTTCCCACATGAATTATTACCCTACATTTAATGAAATTATTATTAATTATATTATATGAACAACATGAAGCCCACAAACACATTAAAGCGAACAGGTAGTCAGAGTAATTATAAAGCAGCTAAGAAGGCTCGCGATTTGGAGAGGAAACAAGAGCGTATTGACAAGGAAGGCTTTATTACGCCTAAAAAATTTGTTAAATTGGTTAAGAAGTTTGAAACGAAGCATAGGAGACTTACCAACATAGATGATTTAACTAACTTGTATGAAGCCTTACAGGTGGATGATTTGGAACCACATGATTTCTTCGTTCACAAAGCATCTGTTTATATAGTAGATCCTTACTGGACGTTAAATAGTGCAAGGAAAGCTTTTCGTAAGTTTAGCTATTCACTTGGGTGGTACTATGATGAATGTTATCATAAGATAACCAATAATTTTTGGATGAATGTCGACTGGGAAAATATGCTCGACAAGTGTAAGGAATAT